AATCCTTTTAATTCATCAATGTTCAATTGTACTTGGCTCATAACTTTTCTTTTTAGAGTTCTAACTTAATCACTTTGCCCGGAAGGCTATCATTCATACTTGACCGTTCAGACAGCACCCATAATACTGGTGCTTTTGGTTGCACAGATGAGTAACACTCACCATCTGTAAAATATACAAGACTTGTATACTTTCTTAGATTGGCATTATAATATTCTAGGACGGGATCAAATTCAGTCCCACCTCTTCCATGAACTGTAAGATCTTTCTTGGGATCAAACGGTTCAATAGATTTAATTGTTGTATCACACTGGATAATAGTAACGTCAACCCCACACTTATGAATGTGATAAATCTCACCCATAAACTCTTTGAGTTCAGTGTCACTTACAGAACCTGAAGTATCAATGGCCAACAACATGTGTTGTCTCATCTTAATCTTCAGACCTGGATTGTCAGAATATCTTCTATTCTCTTTTCTTCTAAGCTTCTTTGTAAAAACTTTAGTAGATGTACCTGTGAATCTTCTGACATAACCACGCCAGTCAAACTTAGGCTTTTCCAAATTTTGAAGTTTGTCAAGTAGCTGTTGGATATTACCCGGTATAGTACCTCTCTTCTTTACAGTTTGTTCTGCAGCATTAGTAAGAATTCTTTGAACTTGTTGTTCAATCAACTTTTGCTCTGCTTCAGATAAATCTTCAAATTCTTCCCATGTAGCATGTTCTGGAATCTCTACTTCTTTATCACCGCCAGGACCACCTATAACTACGGTACATTGTCCTTGTTCTAGACCATCCAGTAGTTTATCCATATTAGGAGAACCACATGTACCATTCTGTTTTTTCTCTTCCTGAGCTTGTTTAAGCTTGTCATAATAATAACGGCAACCAGCTTTAAGGTCAAGATTCATGTCATCATAGTCTTTGATGTCAATACCACCTTCAGGTAAATATTCATCATCAATGTACTGATTGATCTCCATGTCCATAGCTATGTTTGCCATCTTGTGATCTGGAAACTTAAATACTTGACTCAGGTGGAAGAAAGCAATGTGCAATAACTCATGCTTTAGTAAACCTATGTGATGTGCTTCTGGTAATTTCTCCCAGAAATCTTCATTGATAGCAAGTTGGTAGTTAATACCATTCTTACTTACGCCTGCCGTTGGAACTCTATTAGTCCAAATCTTGTTTAGCATAATCAGAAAGAAACCATAGAAGGGTTCTTTCCACATTAGCTCTTTGCTGGCTTTACCCAGTGAATCATGTTTACTCATTTCTTTAGATTTATGTTAATCTCTAAACTCTCTACGGGGTAACCCATAGTTCCTAACATCCGAGTTAATTCAGCTACATGTCCTTCTAAGAACAGCTCAATAATCTCAGGCTTAGTTTTCTTTTCAATCATAATTGTCAGACCCTTACCATAAGTAAGAGGCTCATTCATATTTACAAACTTGTCCAAAATTTTGTAAGACTTCGGAGCATGATTTTCCCAAGCAGCCTTATCATATTTACTAAACTTGTAGAAATAAATAAGATATCCAATTTCTTTTGTACTAAATGTGTGAGCATCAATAGCCTGGAAAGCTATAGTCATGTTGTCTTGATCTTCTGACTGTAACATCTTTAAGATATTACTTGCTTCTTGTCTGTTTAAAATCATCAGTCTTCTATTTTAAGTGTTTTAATCATCCATTCTGTAGGTGTATTAATGTTATCCACCCATTCTTTAGCACTAGGGATATAATTATTACAATCCTCCTTGACATGCTGTTCTGCAACATATCTTGTGTATACAGTTTTACCAGCAGAGTTGACAAAAGATACACCAAATACCTTCTCACATTCAAAGATACCTTCAGCATGATGTCTAAACATCCTATGCTTACTATGGGCTATCCATGCTTTAGTAGCATCAAACCACTCATGAATGTGATGGTAATCTTCAGGTACACCTCCAAACTTTCTAGCTGATGATTTTGAATGTTCCCAAGGATGTGCCATTACTCATCAGCTTTACTTAATAAATCTCCTTCATGCAAGAACTCTTGAGTTACTCTAATAACATTGTTGACTTTGTACTGTCCTGAAGGCACACAGATTGATAGTTCTCCATAACCACCATCATTATTCCACCAATCTTCAAGATCATCTAAAATTCTATTATTGGCAAAAGATTCTAAATCATCACATAATTCAGAAGTCAAGCTTCTCAAATCTGCAGAATCACCTCCCCATTCATCAACTAAGTCATCTACATCATGTGGATTCTCACAGGGACTTGTTGTATAGTATATCCATTCAATAGCACCTGAGTCTCCTCCACCTTCATATCTTACTTTAACCCCGGTCACACCAAGGTCAGCCAGCTTCAATAAGAGGCTGGTAACTTCCATTTCTGTCATACTTATCTTGAAATTATGTGATTTACAACTCTTCCCCAATATTCCCAACGGTCCATAGGGGCAAGAGCTTTAGCAGCATGAGCAGAGTTCAATGCTTCTTTCTTAGCTTTTTCTTGGCCGTAAAGTTTTAGTGAATTGTTATACAATTCATCTGCTTTTTCTTTTGAACGCATATTACTTTGTTTTATAAAACCTACCTAAGATATTCCCATTTAGGAATTCTTCTTTCTCAAGCACTTCATATTGAAACTGGTGCTTTACTTCCTGGTATGTAAGCTCTGTGGCTGAATAGCATATCCTGAGAATCTCTCTCTTGATTTGTACTTCTGCTTTGTGAGCATCTTTGAGAATCTTATTACTGCTGTAATATCTCATGAAATCTGGTTTAAGTTCCCGCGTATACTTCTTGAGCCTTTTATCAGTGCTCATAGCTAATGCTTTCTTACCCATTTTCCTCTTGATATTAGCAAAGAAGTTCTTCTTACCAATATATGCAATTGACTTACCATCTATAATGGCAGTCATCATGTAGATAAAACCTACACCACCATCTGGGATGCAGAATTCATCAAACTCTTTACCTTGAAATGTCCAACTCATCTAATAAAGATACTAATTTTTCCTTGACTTTAATAAGACCATGAGCCTTGACTGAATCAGATAAATCCTTCTCCATATCAAGCACTACATAGCTAACTCCATAGTTTTCCTGATACTTCTTAGCTGCTGCTATACCCGGTTCATCATTGTCAAACAAGACGATCACCTTACCAAATCTTTGCTTCAATATGTGCATACCAGTTTTAGTAATCATACTGTTCTCACTGTCAGGAGCAATTGATTGATAACCTTTTATTCCAAGTTTCCTAAATGCCATTAAATCTTTGAGAGATGAAGTAATAATCAAAGCATCACAACTGCTAGAGGTTAACTGATCAGAACCCTGTGTATAATTCTCAACTTTGATAAACTTCTTCTCTGGATTCTTGGGCATGTAGATCTTGTATAAAGAACCATCTTTCCGGAAATAACCATAGACATACTTTCTATTAAAGGTCATAGAAGTTACAGTACCATCTAGTTCTGTCTTCTCCATAGTGAAGAACTCTAACGGAGCAACATTGTAGTGCTCTAATAACTTAGAACCTATCTTGTAACCCATCCAATAGGCCTCATCTAGATTAGTCCAGTGTCTGATCTCATAGTCAGTAACCTTAAACTTATCATGAAACTGATGCTCTGTAGTTGCAGTAATGTTATTATCCTTGAGATAGGCAGCATAATCAGCCACAATTTTATTGACTGTATGAGCAAATGTTCCAAGATTAAACAAGGATGTTACTAAATGAATTGCATCACCCTGATGACCTGAAGAGAAATCTTTGAACTTGTACTGTCCACTCATGGTGTCAAAATAGACAAACATGGATGGTACTTTATCACTAGAATTAAATGCAGATAAAATCTTTACATCTTGACCTGTTAGTCTTTCCTTGAGATTGAGATAGTATTCAAATATCCATTCTCTTGGTACATCTTCTATACCCCCGATAATTGTTCTTGTAGATATCATAATTTGTAAATTTAATAGAAAAGGGGAACCCTTAGACTCCCCTTTAACTATAAGCTGCTATGCTTAGTCAAGACTGAAGTCTGAAGATGATCTAGTTGGAATATCCAAATCATCATCACCGAATCCCACAACGGGTTTTACTTCTAGTTTCTTAAGATGATCTGCCTCATTGTAAGGCACTACCTTAGAGCCTTTAGCTGCATAGGCATAACCATCTTTAGAACCTTTTGGCAACCACATATCGTAATTAGTGTAACCAGTTTTACCTTCATATTCTTTACCAGCAATACAGAACTCAAGATACTTATCTTTAAAAGGAGCTGTGGTGTTGAATGCATTTACAAACTCCTGGATTGTGTCATGCTTATTATCCTGGGCCAAGAACCAATCATTGATTCCCAAAGTCTTACATAAGTTCTGCAAGAACATCATGATAGATCTATCTCTCTGAATCTTGATACCTGACTTAGTCTCACCATCAGCAAATGCATATTGGCTAGCCTTAACTCTACCAATCTGACCTGCATAGTGACCCTTGCTTGCATCATCTTTGTCAATCATAAATCCTTCAAACCCTTCAATAGGTTCAGTCTCCATGTTCATCATGAGATGCACTGCATCTGGAATGAATTTGAAATCTTCTAAATACACACTGTTAATTTGTAGTGCGTGGTTTCCCGGTGCAAATGTTTTAGGTAGTCCTCCACCTTCTTTGCCCAAATCTGTTGTGCTTAAAGCCATCTTTCTTTGTTTTATTTGTTAATAAATACCTTGTCCCAAGTTGTCTTAAGGACTCCGTCAATCATCTCTGTTATTACTATCTCCTCATTTCTAAGATGCTCTGGTCTTGCACCACAAGTGACTTCATCATTGGTCTTGAATGTAAGAATGGTCTTATTACCTTTTCTATACATATAACCAATAGCATCAGCCTGTGCACAAATCATTGATTTAATCTTACCAGTTAAGTCAATGTTGGCAGACATAACTAGTTCACCTTTATCATCAACTTGTTTGTCTTTGATATGACCTGATAAGATAATTGTGGGCGCTAATGTATCAATAAAATCCAATACTTGGAAGAATGCTTGACGGATATATAAATATCCTGCACCATTAGCTAAAGTAACTACAGTGTCACCATCAAAGTTCTTACCCATTGGAGTCTGTCTGTAGAGTTTGATAGCCAATGGCATAATCATTTCCTCTAATGCAGTTACAGTATCTATGGTAACATAATCATATGGTCTTCCTGCTTCCTTAATAGCTTTACCGGCATCTAGCAGTTCTTGAAGAGTAGTGATCTTAATCTTAAGAGCATCAATGTAATCAGTTCCGTTTTCTAAATCAAAAATCAGATTGTTATCAAGACCAGCATACGCTGTGGTTTTACCAGTCTTTGGCTTAGAATAAATTAATATTCTCTTAGGGTTCACTCTGTCCCCCTTAATTTTTACAGTTGGCAATGTTATTCCCATGACTTAAGAATTAATGATGTCATTTAACCATTTCTTGTTACTTACCGGCTTTTTAAGCATGATAGCTGCAAGATCTCTCATTGTAATTTGACTCAACGGAGCATCTAGATCTGGATCCATGATCTCATCAAAGTCTGGGAACTCACTTACCTCTACTGCTTGTTCCATTTCAATCTTAATCAACTCTGATACAGGGACAAGATATCTGAAATGACCATTAGCTGCTGGTTCAGTCTTCTCATACTCTTCTTCATAATGGGGATTGAATCTCCACTTGTAAAGAGTTCTGGTAGGATCTTCAGGGTCTAGGTCAATACTTGTAAACTCAGTATAGATATCCTTGCCTTTCTTAAGTTCACTAAGAAAGAATCCAATATGCTGCTCTGACATAAATTTAGGCACATAAGCACACTTGGGGATGAATACTGGGTTGTCTTCACCTAGTAACTTGAATTTCCATTCATGAAACGCATACAGTTCCTCAGTCTTTTCTTGCCTGTTGATTGTAGGTTTTGTTGTTAAACTCATAATTTACTATTTTGTTGTTAGTCTTTTCTCCTGTTGTGGAGGTGTAATCATCTCTGCAATCATCATCTTTTCAAATTCAGCCTTGAAGAAACATAATCCAGTCTCACCATTTCTTGATTTAAGAAAGTGTAGTACTAAGATCTTGTCATCATCAATCACATACCTATCAGGTCCATAGAATCTAATTTTCTGTTTACCAGGTCTATTAATTCCTATGACAGTATCAGCATGCTGCAGAATTGCATCAGAACCAAATATATCAGACTCAAGCACGTAATTACCATATTTACCATCTTCACTTCTCTCAGGGTTGTCAATATTTCTATTGAGCTGACTCAAGAGTACAAATGCTACCGGCCACTGTCTTTTAAGAGATGTAATTGCTTCACCTAGGTTTGCTAGCATGTCCTGCTTAGACTTTTCCGTAGGTCCGTTCTTAAATAGTACAGAGTGATCT